TGCCGTTATAAAAGTTAAGTATGTTAGATGTTGTACTAAACCAGAGATCTCCAGCTTGTGGAGATGATGGCGTACCACTTTGAATAGAATATTCATCTGCATATCTATTAACATCAGCTATTGAAGCTCCAACATTATTGACGTTGGCAATAGAACCAGCAGTTGTATTAACGTTTGCTATCGCTCCGGCAACTGTATTAACGCTTGCAATGTTTGTTGCAGTCGTATTAACATTAGTAATTGCAGCTCCAACAGTATTAATAGAGTTATTTCCTGATCCTGTATTAACCGCGTTAGTTATTAGACCTAAGTCTTCTTGGAAAGTAACATGACCAGAAACGCTATTAATAGCTGTAATAGTTGCTTGGTCAGGTGTGATAGGTGAAAAGCCGTCTCCTGAAGAGCCGTCATAAACCATGATCACTTGGTTAGAAGAACTATCAAACCACAAGTCACCAACTGTTAAAGCTGTACCATCAGCTCTAGTTGTAGGTGCTGAAGTTGATATCTGATATAAATCAGCAAAGTTTTCAATATCAGCTAAGTTATTACCACAGTTATTAATGTTGGTAATACTGCCAGCAACTGTTGTTACCTCAGTAGCTTTAGGAACTAATCTGTGAAAAGTATATGTATTAAGTGTTGATGTAGATTCAACTAATATCCCGAATCCTATAGGTAATACAGAAGGAACTCCAGTAATAGTTACTGTGCTATTCCCAACCGTTCCGTTAGCAATAGTTACAGTAGTACCAGTAGGTGTGTACGCCTGAGTCAAAGCACCAATACTCATTATTGCCGCTTGTCCAGTGCCACCTTGAGGGTTTGTATTTGGAAAACTTGTCTCGTTAGCAATAACAGTGAAACCACCAATATCGTCAACAAGGTCAATTATTCTTGCATTGATAGCAGCAGTCGTTGCTACTTTGTCATCTGCGTTAGACCATGTAACTCCACTAGCAATAGTTTCTGAAGAATCCTGTCTAAGGAATAAACCTTCAGCTTCAGTTTCTGTGTAGTATCTACTATCTAAAGATGTAGTATCCATCTCAGATAACTCAAGCTTATTTGACTGTAGTAAAGTTTTTATTTCACCAGCCGTCTGATCTCTAGTAGCTGCTGTTTCTATACCCGCTAATTTAGTCTGCTCTGCATCACTAAACTCATTAGTGTTTGAGTTAGCTTCGTAAGCTGTTTTTATCTCTGCGTTTGTCTGATCTGCGGTGGCTCCACTCTCAATTCCATCAAGTTTTGTACCGTCTGTAGATACGTCTCTTCCATCTACAGTCCCAGTAGTAACTATATTTTGTGAACCAAAGTTAGGTGAAATCTTTGTACCATCTATAGCTGCTGAGTTATTAACATCAGCATTAACAATTGACCCGTCAACTATGTTTGCGCTGGCAACTTGTATGCCACTAGGTAAAGTACCTGTTGCTATTTTGCTTTGTGTAATAGCAGCACTTCCACTAATGTCCGCATTGACAATAGTTCCATCTTTAATTTCAGTAGAAGTAACTTGTCCTTCTCTGATATCTGCTGTAATTATTTTCGATCTTGCTTCAGCAACACCCATTCTTGCCATATCATGTAAGGCATTTAGATCGACTGCTCTGATAGATGAGCCAGCAGCAAATACTGCGGCTGGTGTATCTACATCTGTTTCTCTATATATATGAACTACGTCGCCTGCCGATGCACCAAGAACAATAGTTGTTGGATTGTTAGTTACAGTATATTGACCAGAGCCGGGACTACTAGCCACATAAGTTTGTAATGCACCCCCAATTCTTACCTTGAGGTCTGTGTCTTTCAGTTTTTCAATTGCAGTTGTATAGGAGGTGGATCCTGCACTTTTAAATTCTTCAGTTGTCTGTATCGCCATTGGCTACCACCATGTTTGTTATTTAGGTAATTCCAAGATTCTGTCTATCGAATCTTGATTTGCTTTTCTATTTTTTAGCTTTTGATTTCTTTCTTCGATAATGAGTTTTTGGACGTTGTTATCATTTTTAATTGATGCCCAAGCTCGTTTCTTAGCTTTGTCAAACGTTCTTGCAATTCGTTTGTAGTGTGGGAAGGATTTTGTTTCAACATCTTTCATGCCATTTTTCTTGTACCATTCCATCTCAGCAAGCGATGCTTGCATTGTTGGATCAGCAGCCATCTTGTCAAACTCAGCTAATAGGTTTTGTTCTCCTATGGCTTTTTGAAACATTGATCTAACTTTTGGACTGTCAGATAAATCTGTTCCATCTGGAGCTGAGTACGTAGAAGTTCTCATGTCATAACCACTGTTAAATAACATTTCTCTTCCTTCTGAATAGTCCAAGTTAAAGTTGATTGGAGATACTGCATTAAACATGCGAGTAACAAAATCGTGATCTTTAATAGGCTTACCAGTTAAGATGTCGTATTTAATAGGTAATGGATCTCCTGCAATCAGTTCAGTTGCAAGGTTTCTATTTCTTATAGAGCTTTCAATATCAGAACCTAACTCTCTTGTGTAAGGTGTTAGTACTTTACCAATTTCATTTCTAAGACTAGATAAAGGAACTGTATTGTTCATTAGTGAAGCAATGATTCTATTCTGTTGTCCGGGTTGTCCAGAGAACAAATCAACGAATGATTGCATACCAGCCAAGTAAGATTTACTTGTTGCGGTACCAGCCAATGCCATAGCTAACTTTAATAATCTATCTTCTGCCCACTCTTCACCCATTAATTCTTGGTGATCTCCTATATCTGCTACTAAAGCAAGTATTTGGTTATAAGGTTCAAAAGCATCATAGTTAACCCAGACGTCACCAAGTTTTATAGTTCTTGGTTTCCATCCCATGTCTAACCATGCTTGTCTTTGTTTTCTATCTGTTGGTCCATTACCTTTTAATCCACCACTTAGATATGCCATAGAAGCCATAAATAAAGCACCAGAACCTAAAGCTAATCTTCCATTCTGTACAGCTTTAGCATTTATTAAATCTCTTGAAGTCTCGATACCATATTCTTTTAAATGACCGAGATCCATACCGGGTTGAGTTCTAGCTATCTGGTTAAATTCATCAACTAAGAAATTAAAACCGGGAGTATGTTTAGCAGTAAGTTGTAAACCATTTATTCCAGTTCTAGCAAATAGAAAGAATGGTCTAGCCCAAGGTGTAGTATCGAAAGCAGTTGCTAAACTTTTACCAAATCCTTTAAGAGGAGTTGTAAGAGTAGCTTCTTGTCTGGCATAGTTAGCAGCTTCATTTGTTAAATTTCCTTCAGAATCAAAAATCTTACTATTAAATATATCTTCTTGATCTCTAAAGAATTTAGCATCAAAGTTTTGGAAATTCCCATCTGGTAACTTAGCCGCAGCTTCTAAGAATGCGTCTTGTCTTGCTTTAGATCTACCAATAAGTAAACTAAAAGCATCATCAGTAGATGCCATGATCTTGGTTGAGTAAGTAAGTAAACTACTATCATTCATTCCTCGGATCATATTAGCCATACGGAATAAAGCTTTATCTTTTACATTGCCTCTTTGCTCTGCCCAAGTACCATATAATTTCCATTGGTCTTCTACTGAACTTCTTTCAACATATCTAGTTTTAAGAGTTGATAATTCTCCAGACCAGTAACCATTAAGTTTCTTTTTAAATAATGTAAAAGCTTCTGGTACAGCTTCACGAAAAGCATTCATCGCTGCCAAACCAGCTCTAGCTGTTACCATGTCACCTTTCATTGCACCACCTACAGCCATTGCCATTGGTCTAGTGAAAGCAGCAGTTCCTGTACCTAGAGTTGCTCGAACTGATGTTTTAGGTCCAGACAAAACACTATGAGTAAACATAGTCCCTGCCTCTCTTAATAAAGCACCAGTTTTTTTCTTGTCACCAAAATATCCACCTCTCATTTTCTTACGCATAAATACGTCAAGATCATCAAGAGTATGAACACCGTCTGCCATAGAAATACCTTCAAAGATAACTTTGAATAAATCATCACCACCTTCTTCAGGTGTAAGTTCCATTGCCATTCGGAAGGCATCAATACTATTTTGTACTTGTTTTTCGTTTGCTTCTCTAGCGGCTTTTTTAGCGTTAGCTACAGCTTTTTTAAACTGTTTAAGAGTTTTAAAATCACCTGATACTTGTTTGCCTTTCTTTATTCCTTTTACACGACTTAAACCAAAGTCTGAAAGTTGTTCTGATACTAATGAACTTGATTCTTTTCTAAGTTTTAAACCAGTAATAAGTTTATCTACAAGATGATGTACTGGTCCATCTATATCTTTAATGTCTGTAATGTCAGCTAATTCTCTACCAACTAAACTTTGTGCTTGAATATCATTAAACAAAGAAACATTTACCATGTCTAATGCTTTTATATATTCTGGCTTTACATAACTAATGATATTTTCTTTTGTAATTTTACCAGTTTTAGGATCTTTAAAAGCTGCATTAATATCTGTTTTATCCATTGTAATTCGTTCATAGAACTCCTTACTTGTTATGTTGCTTGTATTTCTACCTTCATAAATATCTTTAGCAATTGCCATATTTTCAGCAATAACTTCATTAATAGTTCTT